TAATCAATCCATGCGATCGGGACAACCTGATCCATCATCTGCGGGTAACCATTCCGCAAGTAAATTTTCGAGGAAACAATTATGTTCAAATCTGTTCTCGCAGCTGCCGCTGCTGCACCCCTTATGGCGACCGCTGCTATGGCAGGTCCCTATGTGAATGTCGAGGCTAACTCTGGTTTCACTGGTTCTAACTACACTGGCACTTCGATCGACAACCACGTTGGTTACGAAGGTGCTCTGGGCACTGACGCTTCCTGGTATGTCCAAGCAGGCGCTACCGTCGTTCTTCCTGACAGCGGTGCTTCTGACTGGGTTCCTTCAGGTAAGGCAGGTCTTGGCGTTGGTCTGACCGATAGCCTCTCTGCTTACGGTGAAGTTTCGTTCGTTGGTTCGGGCGTTGCTGGTGTTGACCGTTCTTACGGCACCAAGGCTGGTCTGAAGTATTCCTTCTGATCTCCTGACTTGATTGAGGGCACCTTCGGGTGCCCTTTTTTTATGCCTCTAAATAATTACATCTGATTTTTTATTATGGACTACAAACCTTATTCGCCCGAGTGGCACCGATGTAGATACTTAAAAGAAGCACTGTATAAGTATCTGGACGATTATGTTGACAATGATGTAATCATCAAAGATATTACAGATATTCTCTCTGAACGCTCTGAGAGAGCGTATAGGGAGTTTTCACGAATAAATGATCTAGAGGCAAAACTGGGAGAATAAGATGCTTTCTACGCAATACAGACTACGATTAGAGTTTATCTGTAAGAAGATTGCTAACAAGGAGGAAGTAAAACTTGAAGACATGATCTGGGCAGAAAAACTTGCCAAGAGACACACAACAGCACGCGACTGGTTGAACAAAGCACGCAGATGCGCCGCTAATGACATCCAAGAGGGCAGTATGGACGATTTCATGAATAAGATGGGTCTAGGTGATCCAGACCCCTCAAATTACCGCACAGGGTTCTCTGGTGCGGATGAGATCGTTGACTGGTTCAAACAAGACAAACCTGATGATTGGCGACAGAGAGACTAATGAATGATTTTTTAGATAACCTTGGTGCTGAACAGTACCGAAAGATGCATAATAAGATTGACGATGACTTTAAAAATTTTGCTGTTAAAACGCAACTAGACAATATTTGTAAGATATTAGGTGGTGAAGCAAAGCATTACACTTGCTGTGATAGAACCACTGAACATGAAAAAATTGTAATTGAGTATAACCATCAGAAAAAATGATACAAGCACTAGTTTATGGTAACGGTAGTCAAGAATCAGAAAGAGCAATTATGGTTCTTGAAGCATGTGGTCAGGATGTAAGAGAATTCTTATTAGGTGCTGACTTCAGTGATAAACAATTTAGAGCAGAATTTGGATCAGAAGCAGAGTATCCACAGATTGCAATTGGTTTAGATCATCGTGGCAGTCTGAAAGAAACTCTTAAATACATGAGTGATAAAGGTATGTTTTCATGACAACAACTAGACGCAAGAAAAGCAGAGATGCTGAAGAAAAGTTCTTCTTGTATGTGGCATTTCATTCAGTATTCACAGCAATCGCCAACTTATTTCGGGATGACGATTGACAAAACCTGAGAAACCGAGTAGGATAACTCTGTCCAAGGTTCAGAAGGGTAATGGCTCTATCAAACTCTGTAGAAGAAAGCTTGAAGGAAGCTTCTGCTTCTCTTCGTAATGCTTTAGCATTCGCTGCTAGACAAGAACGACCGATTGTTTGTACTCAGATCGCTAGAATGATCAATGAGATTGAACAGATTGGTTCGTTTGATACTATTTTAGATAAATTCGAGGAAATGACAAATGAAAAAAACTCATAAGCGCATTGACAGCAAAGGTCATGAGGAGATCTGGGAGTGGGAAGAGACCCCAGAACTCAAGGCATTTATCAAGAAGCAGTCAGTTGTAAATCTGTCTGCACCCCCTGTCCGTCCTACATAAAGTATGCTATAATTACTAGGTAATCGAGACAGGACAATGACGACGCCCAACTGGCAACACCACTCCAAGAAAGACCAGAAGCGTCGTCTAAAGCCTCAAGCATTACGCCAGGCAAAGGCAAAGCGTCAAGCACTCAAGAAAAAACTTCTAGTGCTTGCTTGAGGGACGGTGGTGGAATTGGTAGACACCCCAGACTTAAAATCTGTTGAGCGTATGCTCGTGCGGGTTCAAGTCCCGCTCGTCCTATTGGCATTTTATAACTATGACCGAAGAAAGAACATCAACACTGGAAAGAGTAGATCCTTTTTACCTTCCAATTTTCTTATACAATGATGCCATCACTGATGAGCAATGTGATACTCTAAGACAATATGCCGAACAACTAGATGATTGGGGTCCTTCATTTGAGACCAATGCAGTCTATGGGGACGGAAATGCCATATACACGTCGAGTAGCAAAAATATAGTAGATGCTATGCCTGACATGAAGTTTCATTTTGAAGCATTAATGCAGGATATCTCTACACAATTAATGCATCAAGCAACAGAAGGATTTTCTATCGGATCTTCTTGGTTCACTAGAACTAAAAAAGGTCAGACTAGCACAATGCATAATCATAAAAATTATTACATGTCAGGTATCTTATACTTGCAAGATGATAATAGATTGATTTTGCAAAATCCTCACTTTGATAAGACGCACTACCTGTTTGCTGTTAATGAGCAATCTCCATACACATGCACTACAACCATGGTTGCTCCACCTAAAAATTCATTCTTGTTGTTACCAGCATACCTATATCATCAAATTCCTCCGTATGAAAAAGATGATGTTCGTTACAGTCTTGTAATGAATTACTATCCAACTGGCACTTATGGGTTCGAAGCATCTCTTATTACTGTTAAATAGTAATGTCAGGAAAATTACACATATGTAGATGGCAAAGTTCAAGTATACAATCAGCAGAAAACATGTCTTTGTTGACAACGAACCAGTTCTGATGTATTATATTGAGAGTATCCCATTTGCATTTGACATTCTCGAAAATGACGAAAAGCAAGATAAGTGGATCCTGTCAGAATGTGCAATCAATCAAGAATATACACTTGAAGATATCTTTAGGTTCTCTGATTATCTGATTGCTGAAGAATGCCACCCAGTTCTGTTTGAATTAGACCTCGTTAATCCAGAAGTTTTACCAGATGAATCAGTTTCTTGATCTGCTTGTAGGAACATTTTCTAACAAAATCCAAGCACAATCTCACCCCACTCGTTATGCTCACATCTGGGTAAATCATCGGAAACTTTCCGATAATCGCGTTTATGGCGAACAAGCATATAACTATCTTAAGAACAGACCATACCGACAGTTTGTTATTGAGGTGGTTGATGAAGGCAATGAAGTAGATGGCAACATCTATCGCCTTAAGAACTACGAGATCAAAGATGCCAAGCAATTTGCTGAGTGCAAAAATCTCGAAAATCTTACGGATGACCTCTTGACATACCGTGAGGGATGCGATATAATTATGAGACAGACAGGGAACTCCACCTTCACTGGTGGAACTTCTACTTGCAACTGTTATGTTGAGTGGCAGGGTGTTAAGACCTATGTTCAGAATGAAGTAATCCTCAGCGAAGAAGATTACCAAGTTGTTGATCGCGGTCTCCATACCGAAACCAATCAAAGAATTTGGGGTTCTGAATGGGGAGCATTCAAATTTGTTCGTATGGGGTTGTAGCTCAGTCGGTTAGAGCGCCTGCCTGTCACGCAGGAAGTCGAGGGTTCAAGTCCCTTCAGTCCCGTATGCCACTATAGCTCAGCTGGATAGAGCAACGGTTTTGTAAACCGTAGGTCGTCGGTTCAAGTCCGACTTGTGGCTCTTGATAGGCATTGTCTATCATACGGATCGGGATCATTATATCCGATCCACTTGGGGAATTAGCTCAGTTGGTAGAGCACCTGCTTTGCAAGCAGGCTGTCAGGAGTTCGAGTCTCCTATTCTCCATTCGCTATTTGCAAATAGCGAATATTCCTCTATAGCTCAGTCGGTAGAGCGTCTGACTGTTAATCAGAATGTCCCTGGTTCGAGCCCAGGTGGAGGAGTTAGGGTAGGTGTCCGAGTGGTTAATGGAGGCGGACTGTAAATCCGCTGGCTCTGCCTACGGGGGTTCAAATCCCTCCCTGCCCATACTTGGAGGTATTATGTTAAATAAATTGCGTGGTGATGTAACATGGGGTGAGCAATTCTACTACATTTACATCTGTATTAAGGAAGTATCTAGACTATGCCTTATAAAGATAAAGAAGAAAATCGTAAGTATCAGCGTGAGTGGGCTAGAAAGAATTCTAAGACTAAAAAATCACATCAAATTAGTTCTCAGAGGAGAAAGCAGATAGTCAATGATGCAAAAGAGCATCCATGTATCATCTGTAATAAACAATATCCACCAGAAGTAATGGATCTATTGCATATAGATCCTACACCAAAAATGCATAGCATTTCAAAGTTGATGCAGATTGCAAGTTATCAAACTTTGAGAGACGAGATTGACAAGTGCGCTCCAATATGTGCAAACTGCCATAGACTTTTAAAGCACGGATATGTAGACCTCCCAGACCTTATTGTAGTTCCTTAGGTTCAAATCTTTAGACTTCTAAAAATTAGAACCTGACTGGGATTTCTAAGTTTTTCTAGTATAAATAAACCCGAGGACAAAGTTTGTAAGGTCAGGGTAATCATGCCATTAACACGTTTAGATAACCTTATCAGCTCAAAAACTGGTAAGTATCTTTATGTTTCTCCAGACGATTTTAACGCGACTGATGCGTTATCTAACAGAGGTAACTCACCTGTTACTCCATTTAAGAGTATTCAGCGTGCTTTCTTAGAAGTTGCGAGATATTCTTATCTTCCTGGTTTTGGTAATGATAGATTTGACCAGTTCAGCATCATGCTGATGCCTGGTATTCACTACATTGATAACCGTCCTGGTACTGGAGATACTAGTTTAATTGATATCTTTGGTTTTGATCAAGGAACTAATGCATGGACTGATGATAGTATCCTTGACATCTCCAATGTTAACAACGTTCTCTATAGATTTAACAACACTGAGGGTGGTGCAATCATCCCCAGAGGTTCTTCTCTTGTAGGTTATGACCTCAGAAGAACCACAATCAGACCTCTCTATGTTCCTGACCCTGCAACTACAACTAGAGAGATCCCTCGCTCTGCTATCTTTAATGTAACTGGTGGTTGTTACTTCTGGCAGTTCACCATCAAAGATGGTCAGACCACTTCAGAATCTCCTCTGTATAACTCTGCAGCAGGAACTGGTGAGGTTTACTATGATCCTTCCGATTTCACCAAGAAGGCAGCACCTAACTTCTCTCACCACAAACTAACTGTTTTCGAATACGCAGACAAGGAAGAACTTGCTCTGTTCTATAGAAAAATTGCTAAGGCATTCTCTGCATACCAGCCTACAATCGATGATCCAGGCGAATTTGACTTTAACATTCAGGAAAACAGAATTGTTGGACCTCTATCTGACAGTAGAGTTATTGAAAGTCTGAAGCTAACTGATGCTACTACTGATGCTAGCATTCCTGCTTCTACTACTGAGGTTGAGGTAACAACCAAGGTTGACCATGGTTACTTCCAAGGTCAGTTTGTTGCCATTGCTAACACTGAGATTGATGATGTTCTTGAGGGTATTTTCCCTGTTAAGGAGATTGATCAAAATGATCCTCGTAAGTTTACATACGAAGTTCCATTCGTTGTTAGTGCAATTGGAACTAACCTTGCATCTGGTCAGATTGTCAACCAACCAACTCTGGGTGCCAATGCACAAACCCTAGCAGAAGTTGATAGTGTTGAATCTGCATCACCATATGTCTTCAACGTATCAATCAGATCTACCTGGGGTATTTGTGGTATCTGGGCAAATGGTCTTAAGGCGACAGGCTTTAAGTCGATGGTTATCGCTCAGTACACGGGTGTTTCTCTACAGAAAGACGACAGAGCATTCATCCGTTACGACGAGTATTCAAACACTTGGAACCAAGCATCACTAGTAGACGCATTTGCTACTGTTCCTTATCACACCAAGGGTGATAGTTACTGGAAGGATGAGTGGAGAAACTTCCACGTTCGTGCATCTGATGACGCATTCATTCAGAACGTTTCGATCTTCGCTGTTGGTTTCGCTGATCACTTCCTGATGGAGAGTGGTGGTGACATGTCGATCACCAACTCTAACTCAAACTTCGGTAATACATCACTTCACGCTATTGGTTTCAAAGGTTTCGCCTTCAACCAAGATAAGGGTGGTTACATTACTGACATTATTCCACCTAAGCAGGTTAGAAACACTGCAGCACAAACCAAGAAAGTTGCCTACTATACGGTTGACATTCAAGGCACTCTACAAGAGAGTGGCAACTACACTAAACTATACCTAGGTAGTGACGATATTGTTCAACCAACTGATCGTCCTGCTGCTACCATTGACGGTTTCAGAATTGGTGCTAAGTCTAACGAAGAACTGTATGTTAAGTTAGATCCAGCACCTGGCACAGATGAGTTCTTTAGTGCTAGACTAGAACCTACTGGTTTTGTCAAGTATCTTGCCAAGGGCACTATCCTCAACCCAACTGGTGGTGTTGTTAACAACATCTATGCTGACGCTGCTAATCTAATTGAAAGCAACCGTCGCATGATCCAAGAGGAAGTCTTCGGTTACATCCTAGAGAAGTATCCAAGACTTCAGAACATTTCTTATGTCAACCCTGGTCTAAATCCTGCAGGCAACAGATACTTCGATGCTCGCAATCTAATCCTTGCTAACCGCCAGGAGATTGTCAACACAGCATTCGACCAGATGGTTGAAACTTATGGCATCTCCAACATTCAAGGTGTTGCTGATGGTAAGTGCAAGCGTGACATTGGTTTCATTGTTGACGCTATCGCAGAAGACCTTAGAGATGGTGGTAACGCTAACATCATTGATGCTACTAAGTTCTACTTTGATGGTGCTGGTGCTCCAATCAACAACGGTCTTGTGGGTGAAGAAGAGCAATCAATCTTTGCATTCAACAGAGCAAGAGATCTTTGTAAGAAAGCAATTGCTAACCTCCTAACTGTTAAGGCAGACATCTACGATCCTGATCCTAACAGCATCTTCTTCAATGGTTCTACCAATAAGTATCCTGACTTTATTGCTGGTAAGGGTTACACTGGTTCTGCAGCAGAAGAAGCAAACCTAACAAGCAATGGTGTTACCTACGATCCTGCTGGTATCGCAGATCCCGCTGGTCGTTATAAAGATGCTCGCAATCGTATTGTTGCTAACAGAGACTTTATCCTAGATGCAGCACTCGCTGAAGTTGCTGTTTATCACCCAGATTTCTACATTCCTGGTGACACTCAGAGCAATGCTCAATCAAGATATGCTGATGCATTCCGTCTAATTCGTCGCAACAGTAAGGAGATTGGAGATAAAGCACTTGCTGCTATCGCACTTAATCACCCATCCTTCTACATTCCTGGTGATCAGCAGACTGATGCATCTTCTAGATTTGCTGATTCATATCGTCTCATTCAACAGAATAGAGATCAAATTGTTGACACTGCACTAGCACAGATTGCTATCGGTCATCCTGATTTTTATATTCCTGGTGATCAGCAGACTGATGCTCGTTCAAGATACAACGATGCATATCGTTTAATTCAGCAGAACAAGACTGAGATTGTCAATACAGCATATGCAAATATGTTTGCCATCTATCCAAACTATGATGGTAACAATGGTAATACATTTGGTGACAAGTGTAAGCGTGACCTAGGTTATCTGGTTGATGCTGTATCACTTGACCTATTTGTTGGTGGTAATAAGTATTCTCGTAAGTTTATCTCTGAATACTTTGATGGCAATGGTAACTGGATCTCTGGTGGTCTACAAGGTGAAGAGACTGCATCGATTGAAGCATTCAACCAAGCAAGAGATTTGATGGGTGCTGCTGTTGCTAACCAGCTCAGCATCTCTGATTCTACTATTACAGAAGGTCCTGCACAATATGGTGGCGGTGGTCCTAACATCCCCAGAACTAATGCTGGTGCTTGTGATGATGTTCAATCTGCAATCGACACTCTTGTCAACATCATTACTACGCAGATTAATAATGGTAATTTGTCTGGTCTTCCTGTAGAAACTGCTTATATTTCTGGTGTTGGCGAGAGTAAGTGCCGTAGAGACATCGGTTACTTTGTAGATGCAGTTGCACTTGACCTATTCATCAATGGCAACGAGTATACTTGGAAGTTCTGTGCAGAATACTTTACCAATGCAACTACACAAATTGCTAATGGTCTTGTAGGTGAGACTGCAGAGAGCAGAACTGCATTCGCTAAAGCTGCTGACATGATGAAGCAGGCAGTTACTAATCAACTCTATGAAAAAGATCTAACCATTACTGCTGATAATGCACCTGGCAGTGACTATGGTCAAGTTTCTAGAAGTTTCACTCCACATGGAGCAACATATGATCCAAACACTGGTCTTGCGGTTCTTAGCATTGCTAATCATGATCTCTCTGTTGGTGATTATATCACCATTGCTACGGATTCGTTAACCTTCACTTGTGATCTGGATGGTAACGCTACCCAGCATACCTATCCTCGTGCTACTGATCCTGCCGCTGGTCAGTATATTGAAATCACTGCTGCTACCGATGATACTATCACCGTTAATGTTGGTGATGGTGGCACCAACACCAGTGTTCATACATTTGTAAGTGCTTCTGCTAATGCAGTTACATTTGGTGGTAACACTGCAAATCAACTAACTGATATTCAACCAGTTCTCTGTTCGGATGTTCAGTCTGCAATTGATACCCTCAACACCATTGTTCAGGATGTATTCATCGCTGGTAACCTCAATGGTATGCCACTTGAGATCAACAAAGGATCTGCTGGTCCTGGTGAAACCAAGTGCCGTAGAGACATTGGTTACTTCATCGATGCTATCTCTGTTGACATGTTCGCTGGTGGTAACAAGCACACCAAGGAATTCACAAGACAATACTTCACCAATGCTACAACTCCACTAAGCAATGGTCTTGTAGGTGAAGAGACAGAGAGCGTAACTGCATTCACTGCTGCTATCAATGAAATGAAGCGAGCAGTATACAATGCTCTATACTACAAGGATCTAACTGTCACTGCTGATCCTATCACTGCTCCTGACAACCAAGATCCTGCAGCATGTTCTGACGTTCAGAACGCAATCCAAACCCTAGGTGATATTGTTACCGATGCAATTATTGCTGGTGCTATCACTGGTGGTATCTGGAATGCTGCTGATAATGCGGGTACATTCCTCACTGGTGAGACTAAGTGCCGTAGAGACATCGGTCATGTTGTTGACGCTATTGCACAAGACCTCTGGTTTGGTGGTAACGAGTATACTATTGCTGCAACTAAGGAATACTTCGCACAGAATGCTCTCATCTCTAATGGTGTAGACAACGAAGTTGGTCCTGCTATTACTGCATTCAAGCGTGCTGCGGATCTAATGAACCGTGCAGCAAACAACCAATACTATGATAGAGATCTAACCATTACTCTTGATCAGGTTGGAGATCCTCCATTTGTATCAGACATTCATGCTGATGCATATAATCTTGTTCTTGACAATAAAGAGTTTATTGCTGAAGAAGCATATCAGCGTATGCTACTTGCATATCCATCATATGCTCCACAGACAGGTAATACCAAGCAAGATTGTCTAGATGATGTATATGATGTCCTAGAAGAAGTAATGTGGGATGTCAAGTTTGGTGGTAACTCTAAGACTTATGATGTTGCTAAGATCTATGTAACCAATGTCTTTAATGGTCAGGCAATCTCTACCTTTATTGATGCTGAGCGTGATGAAGCTGCTAAGGTCTTTATTGAAGCAAGAAATATTGCTATCCAGTGCCTCAGAAATGAAACTGTAACTGTTACCTCTGGTAACACTCTGACCCAGAAGAAAGATCTCACTATTGTTGATGACTGGGATATTGATGAGTTACTACCTACCTGTGGATCGGCTGCTGGTGCGGTTGATACTCTCTTCGGTATCGTTCTTCAAGCAATTGGATCTGACAGTGGTGTTGGCAACCTTGATGGTGTTACTAGAATTACAGGCGCTCCTGCAGATCCTGCTTACAACACAACTGTAACTCTAACTGCTGCTACTACAAACACTCTAACATTTAATGTTGGAACTTCTACCCATCTCTACACTCATCAGTTTGTAAGTGCTCTTCCTGGAGCTATTGTTTCTGGTGGAGATTATGATCATAGATTTGAAAGTGCTTCCGCTAATTCTATTTTTGTAGTTAATGCTGGTCAACTAACACCAACCAATGCTGTCTATGATGCAGCAACTGGTGTCATGACAATGTATTTTGGTGCTGCTCATGGTGTAACAACCAGTGATCAGTTCAGCATTGCTGATTCTTCTATCACATTCTCCTGCTCTAGCAACGATTATGCATCAACAATTGCATATCCACGCCCTGGTGTTGATCCTCAAGCAGGACAGAATATTACACCAACTTCTGTAACTGATTATTCGATCACATTTAATGCTGGTGCATCACCTGCTGTTGAGCATAATGTTTCTACCGCAACTTATGATCCAGCAAGTGGCAATGTTGTTGTTACTACACAAGCTCCACACGGACTAGTTGCTGGCAAGAAGATCTTTGTTAAGACTGAAGGTTTGACATTCAGCTGCTCTAAGGATCAATATGAGACAACTCACTCTTACCCCCGTGCTGCTAAGGCATATCAACCTTCTACTTACACTCTAGGAAATTGCTCAGATGTTCTTCAGACAATTGATACCCTAACTGGTATTGTTTGTGATGCTCTACTTGCTGGGGATCTTGATACACTTCCACCACTAAGCAATGGTAACTGGGATTGTGCTAATGTCCGTTCTACCATTGAGAACCTATTTGATATTCTCACCGATGCAATTAGCGGTGGAACACTTGCTGGTCTACCTCCTGTTAACACTGGCGACTTTACAATCAACAACGAAGCATCTAAGTGCTTCCGTGATGTTTCTTACATCGTTGACGCTGTTGTTAATGACCTCAGACTTGGCGGTAACCTCAACAGCATTCAAGCAGGTGAAGCATACTATGTTGGTAACAGTCTAACCTACATTGATGATGAGAAGACTGAGACCCTAGATGCATGGGATTATGTTGGTCAGATCGCAACTGCTGCGATGCGTAACTTTGATGTTCTCGCATTCAACTGTTCAACAACTGCTGGTTCTGCTATCGTTGATGTCAATGATACTCGTGGCATCATCATTGGTATGAGCGTCAAGGAGTATGATAACACCAATCCAGTCAATCCTGCATATGTCAATGGATTGCTTCAGTCTGGCGCAACTCCTGTATACAGCAACATTCCTGAAGGTGCATATGTCAAGAGAATTGTAAGCAACACTGAGATTGAACTTGGTGTTGAGAACTCAAGACTTGATACTGGTAACCTAGTTAATGCTTTACAAACCAGCTCATCTACAGAACTATACTTTGTATATGAGAAAGGTATCTGGGCAGACACAGAACCAACCACAGTAACTGTCGGTCCTGAGGTATCTGACCCTGATGTCATTCAAGACACCTTGACTTCACCCACATATAGAGAATGTGCGGGAACTGCTAATGCAATCGATAATTTAATCGGTGTTATTACTACTATCATCAATAGCGGTCTTGGAACTGTTGTTAGACAAGAGCAGACAGTTGATACTGCACTGCTTGCATCTAGAGCAACAGTATTCACGATTGATACAACTGGAACTGGTCCTTCTAACCCACACAACTTTGAAACTGGAACACCAGTTAGACTTGTTCCCCGTCCTCGTTTTGACACAACAACTGGTAAGTATGTTGATGTTGATAAGCGTCTTGTTAGACTACCTAATGGATTTGACACCAACCAAACTTACTATGTTATCGCTCCTGGTAGAGTAACACAACCAGAAGACTATTCTGGAACTACATTCTTCGATGGTAGCGATCAAACCAAGTTGATGCTCGCAACCTCTAAGGAGAACGCAGCAGCAGGTATCTACATCTATGCATCTGAGACTGACAGCATTGATAAGGATGTTGAGATTGATCTTTATCAGTTCATTCTGGATGACAAGTACGATCTACACAACTATGTTGGTGTAACTTCTACTGCTACTTTAATTCAGACAGATGTATCTCACGTTTTTGATATTCCTGATGCAGGCACAACTCCTCAGTTAGTCTTTATTAGAGAAGTTGAAGGTGGAGTTCTACCAGCAGTTGCAAGTGGTCAGGCAACTGATCCAGATATTGCTATCACCAATCCTGCTGATGCTAATGTTGGTAGAATTAATCCTAACAAGGAGTTCTATGCTAAGTATGTAACTAATAAGAAGTTCTCACTTCACAAGACGCACGCTGATGCAATCAATGGTGTAAATCCAATCACATTTGTTGTAACTGCTAACAAGTTTAATGTTTATGCTAACAAGCGTCGTTCGCCAATGCGCTTCGACCCAGCATTTACTAATGATGTAGCAGATACTGGTAAGTGGTATATTCAGTGTAAGAATGATGTTACTGGTCAACCAGATAGCATTAAGAAAGAAAATATCTTCTGGCGTATTAACGAGAGTGACTACGCGGATCGTCCAAGATCCACTGACATGTGGTATGAGCGTCTGGATGACACTCGTGAGGCAGATGAGAGAACTTACAAACTCCGTTTCGTCATTCCTAAGTATCTTGAGAACGCAAGAGATCCTATCAATGGTTTCGTTCTTAAGACAAGAACTGACGACACTCGTAAACTTGTTCCTCAGAAGATCCTACTCAAGCCTGTAACTGGCACCGTCTATGGTGCTCGTTTCGAGAACCCAAGACAAGCAGGAGAATTCATTGGTTATGCTGATGCAGACTTCACTACAAACAACCTCAACACGGATGTTGCATATGATCCATATCTAAGCATCGACAACCGTGCATTTGCTAAGTTCAACTCTGGTATTCAGGCAACTATTCAGTCTGGTCGCTATGTTGAAGATGTTCTTGATCCTTCAATCAAGTATCTCGAACTCACAGTCTTTGACCACACAATTAATGCTACAGATTTCTCTGGTCTAACCAATGAGATCCTAACAACAGTTAAGATTACTGCTCCTCAGGGTGGAGATTTTGTTACCAATAAGACTGACAATTCGCCAACTGATACAAATGCTGCAGAATTTACTGGTAACAGCTCTGGTCAGTGCAATATTCATGCTTACTACAGTGTTGGTGGTGATCACTATCTAATCATCAAGAATGTCCGTGGTGGTATTCTTGAGTATAGTGAGTTCACTAACACCAGATTTACTCAGGGTAATGTCTTTGCTGATATGCTGGAAGACCAGGATATGGGCAAATCGCTACCTCTGAAAACACTAATCCGCAAAAATTTCTCCCAGTATTTTTACAAGCAAGACGGCGCGAATGTTTATACCATCACTCCTGGTGATCGTATTCAGGATGACGCTGGTGTTGAATACTATGTTGCTAGTGTTGATGATGTTGGAGTTGTTGAAGATACATTCTACATCTTCGGTTACGAGACACTACAACGCAGAATTGCTGGTCAGCAAGATGGTGTTTACTACATCACCGCTCTCCGTGGTAATGTTTCTCCATTCCCAACTGGTGCTGGTGTTTCTACTAACTTCCGTAGATTTAAGTTCTCACAACCAGTCAGCAAACTCTATCCTCTCAACTACAGAAACGATCCTCTCTGGTTCCAAAACAGCGGAACAACTCAGGCAGAGAAAGATTACTATGCTAACCTAATTGACCCACCACAGGCATTCTCTGCTGCTGACAACTATGTCCATGGTCTAGTTACTGTTAACGACTATAAGAACTCTGTAACCAGAGAACTTGTTGAAGATCTAATCAGCAACCCTGCATTTATCCTCAACACCTACACTGGCGATAATCAAATCAGAGCACAGGAAGGTAACGCAGTATCTGGTTCAGAAGATCGTCGTATTCCTATCGCTGGTGACAGCACTGTTCTAGCAGATCAGAGATACTACATCGAACTTCGTAGACCATCTATTGCTCGTGCTGGTAACCATACATTTGAATACCTTGGTTTCGGTCCTGGTAACTACTCCACAGGTCTCCCAGCGCGTCAGGAAGTCGTCCTAACACCTGAGCAGGACTTCTATGCTCAAAGTAAGAAACAAGACGCTGGTATCGTCTTCTACACGGGTATTAACTCTCAGGGTGATCTCTACATTGGTAACAGAAGAATTAACGCTATTACTGGTGAAGAGACATTCATTGATGCTGCAGTTCTTGCAGACGATGGAGATCAGGATGACGTAATTGGCGGTCTCGTTACTACCTTCGATACACCTGTAACATTCAACCAGAATATTACAATCGTTGGTGGTGATGGATCACTTGTCAACTCGATTGAATCTCCTCTCGTTATCTCTGTTCAAGACGGAGACTTCACTCAGGTAGATGATTCTCTCATCATTCGTTCTAATGTCAAGAGTACCAAGAATGATCTAGGTGTTGTTGAGCAGGACGAAAGACTAGACAGAACACAGTTCAACCCACCAACTCAGGGTGACATTCTAATCAGCAAGAACAGAGTTAAGTCTGCTGTCTTTGAAATCACTCCAATCAAGTATCCAAGAGCAAGAGGATACAAGTTCCTCACACATGCTGTTGGTGACTTTGGTTCTAACCTAACACCTAACCAGTCTCCACTAACAACTGCTGGTGGCACAAGACTAACTGCTAATCAGTATATTGATTACGCTGGTGTTATCCCAACTCCTGGTGATGTTCTAATCAAGGGTGAGCAAGTTAACCTAACTGGATCCTTTGCTTGGGTCTATGCTGATGGTTACACTGAGGTATCTGCTAACACTATCCTCAGACTTACATTTGATGGTTCTAACATCTTCAAGGTTGAGTGGCAATCAAGTGGTGTTGCTGTTCAGAACCAAGCACTTGGTATTACCGATAGTTCACAGATCAGAGTTTCTGATTACTATCCAAACACCGATCTTAATGGAACATGGTATATTGTTTCTCCTGCAGGAGATCCATTCTCCTCAACTAACAACTATGTTCATGTTCAGATTGTTGATCCTATTCCTTCTGAGATCAAACCTTGGGCGGATGTTATCAATAATGCTGCTCCTGGTCAAGATCCAACTATCGAGTTCTCCAACTCTGCATGGAAGGAAATTGGTGTTATTGGTGCTGAGGCAATCAGAACCGAGACAGCAACAATTGGAGACTTCAAGGTTGGTATTAACACTGTCAACCGTGCTACACATGATGCTGTTGAGAATGCATGGGTTGAGGAAGCAAACACAGATCCTCGTGCTAACCTAGACGTTGTTGGTAATGCATACATCAGCGGTCGTAAGACAACTGACTTCCTAGATCACAGCAATTTTGCTGATCGTGAGAAGAACAGAATTGCTGATGCTCTAATCGTTGGTGGTGATAGTTCTCTTCCTGCTGATGAGGCAGTCCTGAGAGTTTCTACCGAAACTTCTACTCCTCTTGAGAACGGTAGACCTGTTGCTGAGGGCAAGGTTGGCGTTAATGCTACCGATGCCGAACTCAACAGAGCACTAGTTGTCAAGGGTGATGCTCGTTTCACTGAAGATGTTCAGTTCGAGCGTGATATTGAAGTTCAGGGAGATGGTACTGTTGCTGAAGTCAGAACTGACATCACTACTGGAACTGTTAATCTCTTCACTGATAGCACATTTGTTGGAACTGCAAACAGCACTGGTCTAAATCTCGCTGGATTTGCACAAACAATCAAGATTGGCGATGAGCAAACTGGAGATCAATTCCTCAGAATTGGTAACTCCGCTGATCACTCCAATATCTTCATTGGTGATACTTCAGATAACGCATCGTTTATCTCTAAAGTTCAAATTGGTGGTGCATACAACAACAACTCTTCTAACTCCTACACACTGATCGGTTCTAAGCAGTTCAGTGTTGCTGGTGATGTTCTAATCGGTGCAAATAGAACGATCGGTGGAGACGAAACTGATCCTAATCAGGTTGTAACTCTAAGAACTGAGGCAGGTGTTGTTAACTTCTTCACCACTCAAACACAGACCATGAACTTTGCTACCAACGCATCGTTGGTGACAATCGGTGGTCAGGGTGGTAGCACAACCATTAGAAACAACTTTATTGTTGATGCTAACTCTCGCTTCAATGCAGACATCAAACTCTGTGGTGGTAATGCATCTTACTCCTTCGTTGGAGATAGAGGACAACTCGGAACAAATACCTTTGCCCACGCAACTGGTGTTCTTGGGCAGAATACATTCAACAGCAATGTTGATATTGTCAATGTATTTGTTATCACTGTTGCTAATCAGAACAGCCCAACACCAACAGAAATTGCTGCTGGTTTCAACAGAGTTGATACCGTTGGTTCTGCTCTCTGGGGTGATGCAACCTATCAGGAGGCAGTAACTGGAGGTGGTGCTGAAGGTGGCGATCTCCCAGCAATCTCTGGTGATGAGTTCTATCTACCACTCAAGTATAAGCCAACTCCATACTTCCAAGCAGGCGACTACATCCTCATCGACACTGTTCCATTTGGTTCTGGTGCAACTGAGCGTTATCCTGAACTCGTTAGAGTTACTGAAGATGGTCTTGCTGGTGCAGAAGCAGCACCTTACTTCCTCAAGGTTCGTCGTCATCCACTTGGAACATTCACCAAGTATAAGTTAGGTTTAGTTGGTAAGAATTATCTAGATACTCACCCAGATACAACTGCAATCTGGAAGTGTAACATCGCATTTGATGCTACTTGGACTGTTCAGAATGTTGATGGCAGCGGTGCTCAAGATAATGTTTATCTGTCACAATTTGGTGGTTCATTGGGCACCAATGATTATGTCATTCTTGACCGTGAAGACACAAACGATGATGGCATCTTCGATCAAGGTGAATTCCTCAAGGTTGCTCAACCACTAGATCAAGTATCTAAGAAGTTCATTGTTACCAGTGGTTGCGACACCCAAGACGAGAAAGATGTATTTGTCATCGATAGCGTCACTGGTGATATCATCATGGGTGATGAGAGTAATCAAAATTCTATCACCAACATGTATGGTAGCTTCAAACTCAAGGGAGGTTGTGGTGCTACTCCAATCGTTAATGACATCTTTGATACCCTCAAGGATACTGCAGATGATGCGAAACTAACTCTCGCAAACCAAATCTTCACCACATTTGAAGTCAATACCTGTAATGGTGATACTCAGATTGGTAATCCATGGGGTTGGGTATGGGCACTTCAAGGTTACTACAGTTCAACTCCTGTTGCTCATGATGTTGACGAACCAGTTTATGTCTACACTAGAGATCCACAGACTGTCCAAGCAAATGGTCCTCAAACAACTCTAGCGTCTACTCTTACTGCTGGTAACCTCAATTACATGGTTGTCAACAGCATCACTGGTTTCCAGAAGGGTGATCTGGTTGCAATTATTGATGGATCGACGGCAGCAGAAATTGTTGTCATTACTGCTGATCCTTATATTGATCCAACAACTGATGAACCAAGACTGCCTCTAATTTATAATGTAGATTATCCTGCATCTTCTTATCCAAATGGTGGTCGTGGTCAGGAAGGAACAACTCCTCAGCAGTTCTTACCTGGTCCAACAGTTGTTAAGATCCAGAAGGATGAAAGAGTTGCATACCTAACAGAGGCAATTCCTGCAACTGGTAGAACTCAAGCACCTTCGCCAAATACAAACCCAGCAAGAATTGTTCTCAAACTTGATAATGGCAACCTAGTTGCTCAGAAACTTGACTACGAACAGTTCATCAGAATTGGTAATGAGTTCTTCTTACCTGACAGCATTGATGGTAGCATTGATAATAACTTTGGCGTCAAGATGCCTAAGAGCATCAGAACTGCCTATGATCCAGTAGAAGCAGAGAAGAACATTGACAGATACTTTGGTGGTGGTAAACTCACCGTCCATGACAATATTGACATGGTATCTGGTAACCTCAGAATGTATGGCACTAATGGTAAGACCCTTATCTTCAACATTGCCAACGATGACGGTCACCCAGGTGACGGTGCAATTCTTGATCCTGTCACTGGCAGATCTGGAATGTATCTCAATGGTAGAGCAGACATCTATGGTAAGTTGAGAGTATTTGAGCAAGTCTGTCAAGAAAATGGCACTTGCACAAATGAACTCAAGTTTGATGTTGATAACAACGACGGTTCTGTCAGATTGGGTGACAGTCTATACATCAAGGGTCAATTACTTGAAAATGAAAGCAACCAAGATATTGTCCTTCATGTTGATAACCTTGGTGGTGCTGGTCAAGGTGGAACTGCTGGTCCACGAGATTTCATTATGTATCAGGACGGATCTATTGATGCCTTTGGCATTACTAGATACTTTAACAAGAACGGTGGTCGTCGCTGGACATATATTGCACAATCCTCTACTGGATTTGGACAAGTTCAAGCAAATCCACTACAACCAAATGGTAACTATCTAATCAACGCACCTTCTGGTGGTAATATGGTTGTCTATCTCCCATCTGATGGAGTTCAGACAGGTGACATGATTAGATTTATTGAGATCAGTGGTAATCTTGCCTACAATACAAACTTGGTTATCCGCGCACTCAAGAATGGAACTGAAGCAGTTCCAATCCAAGGAGACAGCACTGGAACTAAGGCGAATGTTGGATCTTCTGCTCCTCTAGCAATCGCATGGGATAGTGGAGAACTAATTGTTCAGACAAGAAATGCATCATTCGGTCTTGTATATGTTGGCACAACAGATTCAGAAGGAGACGTAAATGCATCAGAAATTCCAACAGATCTACGCGGTTGGTGGTTAGTGGAGCTCTAAGATGGCAGTAAACTACAGTCTAACAAAGTTCATGAGGGTTGCCAAAATTGGCACCATCATGCCTTGGGCAGGGGACGGAAACGAAGGTTTCGCCCTGTCCAATATTCCAAAAGGTTGGATTTTATGTGATGGTAGATTGCAAAATGCTTCAAGGTATCCCTTACTAGCATCTGAACTTGGAACTACCTATGGTGGTAGTAATTTTGCTGGAAATTTTCCAGATTATCAAGGACAATTCCGTGTTCCAAACATGACGCTGAAAATGCCCATGGACTTGGAACCTGAATATCTATTCGAAACTAAGTATCAATATGGACAAACTGATGCATACGATAAATTAGTTGATAATACTTTTGATGGCGATCCTTTGATCGGTGATTTTGGATTAACATATCCAATTCAGACTACTATCTCTGCTAACACTGATATTGACTTTACGGTTGATCCTTCTCTTGTAATGGTTGGTAAGATGACCAATATCTCTATTGGTGCTCCTGACTTTTCGACAACTGTTTACACCATCAACAGAAAATTAAGTATTAACCATACACCATCACACTCACACCCAGGAACATATTCAAAAGCAACAGCACAGTTCACTGGTCCTCAATTATTCGAACCTTCTGGTATTGTTACTGGTGGTCCAGTTTCTGGTAGTTGCGGTGACTTTGGATATTCTGAGTGTCAGTTAGCTAATGCTGATACAGCACCATCTTGGCAGCAAGGTAGAGCATTAGCAACATATTATGGTGATGAAACTCATGAATTTACTCTACCGACAACTGATAGATTTTACAACTTTGAGGGTGGATCGTATTGGAATAATGTTCCTGCTGATAGTTGGCCACCAACAGGTGCTCACCCATCTGGTATTCAAGGTGCTACAGATTTAGATTATCAGTTTAATGGTAGTGCATATACTGATACTTTTGATGTTAGTCCAGTAAAAACTCACCAGCAACCAGCATGGAGTGGTATCTTCCCCAAACCAATTGAAGTTGCTAATAGAAGAAACTATTTTGGTCCAGTTCTTGGATATGATCCAGAAACATCACCCGCATTTACCGTCACTGGTGTTACGATTGATGCAAATGCTACCTCTATTGATCTCCCAGCGGGAGCAAACATTGGTGCTGCATATGAGTTAGATAGTGTGGTTCCTTTTATGTGGGTTTATTCTGGAAACATTGCTCCTGGAACTCAAATTCTTGCGATTAGCAGAAGTGGAACAAGCGATGCTGATTATGTTTATACACTGGAACTTTCACAACCATGTATTAATCCAGCAACTGTAACTGGGCAAACATTATCATTTAAACATGGAACGTTCCCAACTACACTGAACAATCAAACTTCACAACTCGATCCAAACAATACAAGTTTCCTTGGTCACAACCATGGAAGTTTTGATTTACAAATGGGTCAGGGATCTTTGTCTGGACCTGCCACACACCCAGTAAACAACATTAGTTTGGGTGATATTGCTCCTGAAAGTATTGATGACGCACTAAATATTATTGCTGACGTAGCAATGCCAGCACTACTAGTTACGTTTATCATTAAGGCATACTGATGGCAAGACTATACACAAAAGAAAAGGCAAAGTATGGTTCTGGATCAGGGACTATTATTTGTTGGCCAGTTGAACTTGACAGCACAGATCCTTCAAATGAAGCAAATGTAAATGTATTGCCTGCTGGATACTTGAAGTGTGATGGTTCCATTTATAAAGCAGAAGATTATCCTGCTCTTGCTGAAATTTTGGGAACAGGATTGAATACAAAATTCATTCGTTATGATATCAATAATGATCCTATTGATAGTCCTGGTGACGATGAATTTATGGTTCCAGATCTTGGATCTAAGTTCATGAAACCAACAACTGGTGCGTCTGCTGGTACATACATCAACATTCTAACAGAAACTGTTAGTGGAATTGAAAAAAGACGCTCTGGTATGGGCATCGAAGCATCTTCTACAGCAGGAACAACAGCGGGAAACACTGTTACTATCCCAGTTACTTATACTGGAAACTTTATTGTTCCTTCTCAGGAAATTGCACTAAAGGGAAAACCATCTTGGTCTAAGGGAACAAATAATAGTGGTTATACAGATGAGGAAGCGGTTGATAGTTTAGCACTACACTCTCACATGCACTTCTCAACTACAAACAGATTGAGAATTAAAACTACTAATGAAGGCACTCAAATTCAGTCTCAAGGTGTTGGATCTAGATTTGTAGCATCAACTATTCCAATTAATGAGTGGTTAGATAATACTCAATATAATGGAAATGCTGGACCTGGAACAAACCAACCAGGATGCTGGGCGATTGCTTCTGGTGTTCAAGCTGGTGCTTACATTCCCAATGTTCAAACTCCATTTATTGGAAATGAAGTTGTTTATTACAACATGTGCTTTGACGCTGCTGGCACATCAGGATTGAATGCTTATAGGTATCAGTGTTTGTTGAGCAGTGGTATATCTCTAAACACTGGACAAGTTACTTTTGGAAACGAACCATCCTTCAATAGTTTCCTTGTAGGATGTATTAATACTGGTAGTGGATCTTTTGGATCTGGTCAGAGTGTCCCTGCTACTTATGTTAACGGTGGTCAAGGTGTTCCTAATGATTACAACGGAGCAAGTTTATATGATGTAGTCCCTGTCAATAGTAATATCGCATCAAAAACTTCTTTTGCATACCCTCAGGTTAATAATGTTTTTACTGAAATTAACGAATTATCACAACCTGATGGTGACCCAACAATCCACTCTCACAAGATTACTCTCACTCAAAACACCCATACATATAAGATAAAAACATCTCCATATCTGCTAGCTCCAGATAATTTGAAAACTACTTTGACATTAAAACTTGACCAAGCAGCGTCTTTGGATCAGGTTACTGGTCCTTATATCATCATGGAATATCTAATTAAGTATTAATAGAAAAATGGCAGTTGCGTTAAATCCTTTCTACAGAAACAAAAGAGCAAATTTCTATACTGACAAGGGAACTGATAGTCAGGCAGTGGGATCTATTGTTCAAGTTTTGAAGTCAACGACTAATTCGTTTGACCATAATTTTGTTCCAACTATCGTTGCTCAGAGTGGAACAACTGCATATGATGTAATTGCTGGTGATGCTGCTCCAGAAGATAATCCAGAATATCAGTATGAAGGATATATCTACTGTGATGGTAGAGAATTTTATATTAAGGATTATCCAGCATTGTTTGAAATTATTGGAAATGGTTATGGTGGAGTTGCCAGTGATGGTATTGATATTATTTCTGGTGGAGCAGGATACTCTGGAACAATTACTGTAACTATTGATGCTCCACCTTCTGGTGCTAATCAAGTTTTTCCTGGTGTCACACCAGTTCAAGCAACTGCAGATGCAACTGTAGTTGGTGGTGTTATTAGTGGTGTAGAGGTATTAAATCCTGGAAAGGGTTATGATCCAGAAAATCCTCCTACTGTAACAATCACTGGATCTGGTGGTGGTAGTGGTGCCACCGTTGCTATTAGAATTAACGAAGAAAACGGTCAAATACAAGCAATTACAAAAGATAATGTTTGGGATTATTGGCCAGAAGATATGGGAACTTTTCAGATCCCTGATCTGAAAGCGAAACGAATTGTTGGCAATGGACCAGTATATGGTGCTAACTCTGCTAATGTTGGCAACTCTGAACTAGGTGTCGGTATCAATACTATCGATGGCAAATGGTATATGGACAAAAATGCTCAGAAGGGCATGTTTGCGCTTGGTAATATCTCTACAGTTGGATATACCGATGTTGTCGATACCATTGAAGCATCTATTGTTGGTGGTCAAGTAATTAGTGTTCAATTGCAACCAAAGAAACTTGCTGGTGCTCCACAGCACTCACACTTCTTGCTTCACTCTGAGGCACCACAGGATACAAACTATCCAATGGCTGTATCTGGTGAGAGATATTTAGTTTCATACAAAGCATCAACTGGCAAGATCAATAACTTCTTGCCACCTGGCGGTATCGCATATAATCATACACACGTTCTATCTAAAGCACCAATTCTAGATTCTAGTGTGTCTACCTATGACATCTATAACTGGAGTGGTGGCGATCAGAATTCTGGATCCATTAAAGAACCTGCTTATTACTATGCATCTGGTGGCGCTGGTGCTGGTTCTTATCAGCAGATTACCAGTATTGGCACACCAGATATGAAGAAATTTTCTGCTTCCAGTAATGTTGGAGGCAGAACTGTAACTACTGGTGGTGTCCCGATTTATGATACACAAGAAACGACATATTCAACTGCTGGCGGTCCTTTTTCTTTAGCAGTTCCTGCTGATCTTTCTCAGGCAACAATCACTCTAATTGGTGGTGGTGGATCTGGTGGTTCGTATACGACACAGGGTAATAACGGAGGAGCATCTACACTTACAGTTGGTAGTATTTTAACTGCTAGTGCTGGTGGAGGACAGCGAGGTGGAGCTGCTACATCAACGACTGGTGGCAGTGGTGGAAATTATGGTGGACATACTATAAGTGGTTCTGCGTCTGGAGATGTTATTACATTAACTACTGGAAGTCCTGATCAAGGTGACGGTGGTGATGGTGGTCCTGGTCCAATTTACAATGGATCCTTAAGTGATCCAAACCAAGATCCTGGTCAGGGTGGCGCAGCAGGAACTACACCAACAGGATTTAACGGCACTGCTGGTAGAAGTAAACAAGTTGCTGATAGCGCAAATGTTAATGCTGGAACATTTACTTATGCAGCAAGTCCTAGTCATAGTTACACTATTGGTGCAACAAATTCTAACTATACTATTACTGGACTTACTATTGAGTTAGCAGGTGGTGGTGGTAGAAACTGTGGAAACTTTGGTGGTAATGGTTGTGGTGCTGCTGGTGCTGGCGGTGCTGGCAAATGGATGAGAATTCAACTCAATCAGCAATATGCTACTGCTGGAACTGTGTTGAATTTTGAACCTGGAGCATTTGGTAGTGTATACAATGGTCAGGCAAATGCTGCTCACTCTGGTAAAGGTGGAAGAGCAGGTGATGGATATGGTAGTAATGATGGTGGCGGTGGTGGTGCTGCTACTCTTGTTAAATTCCAGTCAGGTAACGTTATTATTGCTGGCGCTGGTGGAGGCGGCGGCGGTGGCGGATATGGTGAAGGTGTTTGTGGACAGAATGGACGAAGCGCACCATCTCCTGGTGATAGTGTAATTGAAACTACAGAAGCATTATTTACTGGTGGTGGTGCTACTGGTGGTGGTTATGGTTGCACAGGCGGCGGAGGCGGCGGTGGTGGCGGCGGATGTGGTCGCGCTGGTGATACTGCTGGTGGTCAACCTGGCTCTGGTGGAGGTGGAGATGGCGGTCACGAAGAAGGATATGGTGGACAGAGAGGATTATCTGCTGTTAGAACAACTTATGCTACTCTGCAAAACTCGGCAAATAATAACACTGGTAATGGATATGTTTCCGTAACTGTTAGTGAAGATAGAGGATATTGGACTGCTGGTGCAGGTGGCGGTGGGGCAGGTGGATTTGTCTCATTTATTGTCCCAGGATCAACTTTGAATGGAATTTCAACCATCACCACTACAGTTGGTGAAGGTGGCGCTGGGGTAAACAACGGAGGAACTACATCTTCTGCTGGTAGTGATGGATATGCAAGTGTTAAATTCCAAACCATCATCGGATATGAAGGTGGAACAGAAAGCATCACAATTGGCGATGTATTCGCAGCAGGATCGGGTGATCAAGATAATGGAGTCAATTTCTACAATTCTGGAACAGGAACTAATGCTAGCAATGGATTTAAATTGCCAACTACACAAATCCCTCAAGTTGTATTTGAAGGTGGTGGCGGTGGTTCTGGTGCCACTGCTTCATGCACAGTTTCTGGAAATCAAGTAACCAGTATTACACTAACAAACGCTGGTAGTGGATATACAGAAATTCCGAGAGTTAGACTTCTGGGTGGTGCTGGAGTAAGAAACTATGCTACCGTTGGTTTGAATGTAAATAATGGAACATTACAAGGATTGACACTACAAAATAGTGAAGTTCCAACAACTTATCTAAAGTTTGGTGGCACACAACAAACTAGATTTGTTACAACTAATGCTGTTAATGCATCTGATATTCTCAGAGTTACAGTTAAAGCAGCAAGAGGTAATGGAAAGAATGGTGGAGATCTACCAGAGAATGGTGGTGATGAGTTGCTGCTCTATTATAATACTGATGGAACAGATGTATTCCCAGGATCCAATTTCTTAGGAACACTTGTCCCAATTCCAACAACAAATAATGTAAATACTGATTATGATGGAACTGGAACTGGAACGAACCCAACAAATTGGTATACTTACAGTGTTGATCTTCCAGAGCAAGCACAAACAGAAAACGTTAAGTTCCAACTAAGACAAGCAAGAGGAACTCCCTCTGGTGCTAATGATAACGCTTCTAATAGTGACCAGTATGGTATTATGGAAATCGCGTATGAATTTAAACAAACTACTGAACTAGTGTTTGTTGCTTCCGATGGTAAAATCCCAACAGCGGATGACATTCAACAATATAATGTTGAAGGTCAAGCAACAGCAACTTATACATCTGGTATCTTTGCAAATGATTTGACACTCACATTGTCGTCATCTAATCCAATTATCCCTAGTGCTGTTCTTGACCCTGATAGGAACATTCCATTGATCGAACCATACTTCCTGGTTAAGTATCTAATTAAGGCATACTAAATACACATAGCATAAAACTTGTTCCAGTAACCATGAGCATCGTAGCAGAAGCTAATGTCCCTAATTTATTATTAGAACTTAGACTTTCGGACAGAACTATTACATATAGGGGAATGATGAAAGTCGTTCCTGATGGACACTGGGATAGTGAAGTTCGTCCTAAGTTGTATCCTCTTTGGGATACTGAAAAGGATCGCCTAATTGAATTCACATGGTATGATAACAACACATATCATTGTGTCAGAAGAAAGTTTGTCAAGAACTTTAAGACTGGTGAGTATGAGTGGAAGAACTATGAGATGGAGCAGACTGATGTAGAGGCTGCTAGATCTTTCTATGAGTTCTTGAAAGATACTTTTATCAATATTGAACAAATTCAAAATACAGAGTTCCAAGAAGAAATGGGACGCATGTATGGCGAAGTCAGAACTGAGAGTTGGTTATCTATTAGACTTGCTCGTAACTTCTTACTACAAGAAACTGATTACATCTTCTGTTCTGATGTGACAATGGATGCGGATCTTAAAGCAGAATATCAAACATATAGACAGAAGTTAAGAGATCTCCCAGCACAATTTGCTGATGTAGCAGTAAATGAAGTTAAGTTCCCAATCTCACCAGAATCTTTTCATGCTGTGTATGAAGTAAATAATCCTGGTGTTGAATACTTGTCAACAGAAGATCAGTGGACAGCATTAGGATCATTCTTCTTTACGCAATTTAGAGATAAGATGGCGAAATATCTATCGGTCAGAGATATTACTGATAGAATGTATAACGCTAGGTTCTTAGAAGCACTCAGAGCTAATCCTGTTGGTATGGGCGGAACTGCCTGGTCAGTTGAACATCAGAACTTAGATAGCATTAAAGAACAACTTGATAAACTACTTGATAAACTAGATGACGGAGGTGCAGCATGATTACCGTAATTGAAGGACTATCAGTATTTGAACTGGCATCTAGTCATTGTGTCATGAATAACAAGTGTTTGTTGTATTTCAACAATGCACTGTGGGCATCGTTTAGTGAAAATAAAAAAGAACAAATTTTGTCATTCTATTCAGACTATGCACCAGAAGATGTCATCGAAGAGATGAGACTTGGTAGAAACTGTGTTATCGAATATGATAATGAAGACGTTGCAGTTCTAAATGCATCTGAATGGTTCCCACCAGCAGTAGCGTGTCCTGATGCAGATCATTTCTTCAGAGCATTGGTAATCAATCAGCAAGCAAGCATCGTATTTGAGAACATCAACCCAGTTGCTTGACAAGGGGTTGACACCCATGCTATGGTGGTGAGACACTTGTGAAACAGCATGAAAGTCCCCACACAATATGAATTGACGCATCTGCAGCTGCAAGCGATGCTCCGTGATCACAATATTCCCGAAAGCGAAGTAAAATACTTGGGTGAATTTGAATACACTGCTGAATACCAAGCACACCCAGAATACCATGGTTATATGATGCATTGGTATCGCATTGGTAATGAACATGAAGTTCCTGTCTGCGACATCGCATCCGTCGATCGAACCGACGAGGACGATTGAAGAACTGTCACATGGGGTCGCAAGACCCCTTTCTCATGCCCTATACTATTCACATCAACGACGCACCGCATGACCCTGACCCTTCGCCCTCACCAGCAGCGTATGCTCGATGCTCTGCTGTCTGCTGACCGTGGGCGTCTTACCTGCCCCACAGGCGGCGGCAAGACCCTTGTGATGATCCTTGACACTCTGCGTCGCCTGCAAGCGGCAGACCGCCCCCAGACGATCGTAGTGGTCTCTCCTCGCATCCTGCTGTCTGTTCAGTTGTATGAAGAGTTCTTTGCTGAACTCAATGGTAAGGTTGATGTTGCTGTGATGCATGTTCACAGCGGTGAGGTTGAAGGCAACAGCACCACTAAGATCCAAGAGATCCAGTGTCATGCTGCTGTGTGTGCTGCTGCTAACACTCACCAACTGATCTTCACCACTTACAACTCTCTGCGTCGTATCAACGAGGCAGGTATTGATGTTGACACCATCTATTATGATGAGGCGCACAACTCTGTTCGCCGTGACTTCTTCAAAGAAGTTGCTGCTGCTTCGCTGACTGCTAAGCAAGCATACTATTTGACTGCCACTCCTAAGTATCGTGGTGGTGCTATCAGTATGAACAACACTGATGTGTATGGTTCTGAACTGATCAATGTTCCTGCTCCTGAACTGATTGCTAACGGTAGCATCATTCCTCCTACCATTCAAGCACACACTATTGACATCGAGCGTCACAAGTCTGTGCTCGCTGCTGAGAATGACCGTGAGGTTCTTCTTGACATCGTGAACAAACTTGATGGTGAGGATGCCCAGAAGATCCTGGTTGCTGCTCCTAACACTCGTGTGCTGTGGGCATTGCTGACTGGCACCAATGTGATGCAGGAGTTTGCTGATCGTGGTTATGATGTGCTCCACATCACCAGCAAGCATGGTGCCTATGTGAACAAAACTAAGGTCGGTCGTCAAGAGTTCTTTGACACTCTTGATGCTTGGGGCAAAGATCCCAGCCGTAAGTTTATCATGTTCCACTACAGCATCCTGTCTGAGGGTATCAACGTCCCTGGTCTTACCCATACTATTCTCCTTCGCAATCTGCCTGTGATCGAGATGGCACAGACCATTGGGCGTGTGATCCGTCTTGACAAGCGTGATGCTGCTGACATCGCTGCTGGCAAGATCCCTGCTGGCAAACTTGATTTCTATCGCAAGCGCACTGGTTTCGTCACGGTCCCTGTCTTTACGAATTATGGCAAACAGACCGAGAAGCGTCTCCAGAGTGTGGTAGACTGTATTTTCGTCAAAGGCGTCGCCGCCACCCAATTCTGATCCCATGGGCACCACAACACAAAAGAAAGCAGGTTCTACGGCAAAACGCCAGGGACATGTTCAAGAAAGCAAATCCGCAGATCGTCTGACTAAATCTACTGGTTTCGAGCACACTACAGACGGTGCTAACAACACCAAACGAGACGTTATTTGTGAAGATCTAGAGCTCTATTATAGTCAGAAGTCTGTATCTGGAAAGAACACTCAATGCCATCTCACCTCTTGGAATGTGTGGTGTGATTACTTCAACATCACTGGAGAACTTCGCCAGTGGTTTGGATTGTTCTTCGGTACTTCTGGGGAAGATGTTAGCAACGGTGCTCATCCTCAGCGTCGTGTTGTTGATAGCGAACTGAATGATCTTGGGGTCAAGTGGTTCAACGATCACAAAATGGAGACCTTTGATGCTATCGTTCGCAAGGGTATCTATCTCAATCGAAAGACCAAACAGATTGAAGTTGGCGAACCTGTCAACAAAATGATATGGTATAATAAGAAGACTGGAGATCTCAAAACCTTTGACATTCAGAAGATTGCTGATGTTATTGAAGGTGGACAGTGGGTTATGCAACCCTCTACACTTTGGTTCATTGATGCTAACGGCAACAAACTATTTCACCTTCAGATGAAAGGATCTGGAGAGAAGTTCACCTCTGGTTATCACTCCCTGATGTTCCACATTTACGAACCCCAAGTATGATTATCAATAAAGACTGTATCGAAGGTATGAAAGAGATGGAAGACAATTCCATCGATTGTATTGTCACATCTCCACCATACAACAAGAAAGGTCTACTTGGCAAGGTCAAGCAGGGTAATCAAATCTGGGGTAAATTCCAGATTGATTACAATACCTATGGTGATGACATGCCCGAGGATGAGTATCAGGCATGGATGATAGCATTTCTAAATGAGTGTCATCGTATTATTAAACCTGATGGTTCTATCTTTTTTAATCACAAACCACGAAGATTTAAAAATAGATGCTATTTGCCCACTGATTTTATTATACATAGTGACGCTCAGTTGTATCAACTGATCATTTGGGATAGGAGAAACTCTCCTAACATTCGTAATGATGTTCTCGTGCCATGCACAGAACATATCTATTGGTTCTGTAAAAAGAAACCAAAAGTATTTCGGGATGCTATCTCTCCAGAATATAGAGGAGAGGTATGGGTTATCAATCCCGAGCGTCAAAAGCAACACCCAGCACCATTTCCTGAACAGTTGGTGCGTAACTGTATCCAACTGACTACACAGGAAGGTGACATCGTACTAGATCCTTTTATGGGTTCTGGTACTACTGCTAAAGTTGCAACAGATCTTAACCGTAACTGGATAGGGTTTGACATTGACGAAAAGTATGCTAAAATAACCCAAGAACGCACAAAGAAAGGACTTGCTTCTTTCCTTGGGTGAGGTCAACCATTCAACCCCCTCACTAGTTCATTGTAAACACTACTAAAAGTCTCATGACACAAGTAATCGAAAAAACAGAACAAGAACAAGAACAAGAAAAAGTCTACGCAGAGCTGCAGCGTATTATCTCCCTTGCAGAAGACAAGGTTGATGAAAAGGTTTTATTAGACCTGTCTCAGTATCGGGTAGTAGATCAGATGCCTCAAGGTCTTCCCCTCATGGAAGATGTCATTAGAGATTATATCTCTGGTGAGAAATATCTTGGTGGCGAAACTATTCTCGTGCTTGCGAGAGTTGGAGATATCTACGGAGATCCCACATATAATCGCGTAGAAGAGATTAACTACAACAATTGCGCCAAGCAAATCAGAAACGTTGGTGGTTATTCTTATGCTGCTGCTGATGTGCTCTCAGCATATTTGCGTCCTAATGCTAAGGTTGTCTCTACAAAAGGCAATCACCGTATCACTATGAACTGGTTGGTTCTTAGAGATCCTAATGCTAGAACTCCCGTTGCTCTCAAATTGCATAGTCGAAAGGCTACTTTGGCAGAAATGGTTGTGATTGAAGCACAAGATCACACCCGCGATTGTTCTTATCGCACCCCACAAAAAGGTGATGATAAGTTCAAATCAAATTTCCATGCTAATGAACCATGGGCAGTAGATCTGTACAACTATTGTGCAAAGTATAATATTGGTATTGCTGGTACTAACCCCAGTGCAGTATTTGATTTGCCTCGTTACAGTTATCTTTCTCGTGCCATCAAAGAGTATGGCGCAGTGTTTGCTGATAAGTTTCTAAGGGCATTCACTAAGAACAAGTGTTCAGATGTTATTGGTGGTAACATTATCATTGCTGGCACTTCTTTCTGTAGTCATTTCAGGCAAACCATTGATGATATTGACAACAAATACAATGTCGATTCATTCTCTGATATGCTACATTTTTACTTCGAGAAGTGGGGTGAACTGATGGAAAGTATTGGTGAACCAGGGAACAATGTCACACAAGAGCAAATCACAGATGCTGCTGCTTGGAACAATCCTAAAGGGCAAGAACCAGGAGTTGCACGATTTGTATTCATGTACAATTCGTATTGTGCCCGTGAGAAGTACAATCTCAAGGGTACTGCTAACACAGTTATTCCTTTTGAGAGTGATTCTAAGACCAATGAGTGGAATGTTTTCCTTGAGACATGCCACGAATATATCCGTCCTAGCATCTACACTGTTGCTAAAACTCGTTTCTTCTAAACTGAATAGTTAAGAATGTGTGAGGGAATCCCATTTTCCCTCACATCCAATCTAAAATACCTTAGTTTGACAGACACCTATGGATCAGCAAAAGCACGACAAACGCAGAGATGCCCTTGGTTTATTCTATGAGAGTGTATTAAAACCAGACAGCGAACTGCGCCAATGTGCCCATAACCAAGAATGTTTCCATGAGTTGATGGAATGGCGCTCTGAAGTGCTAGAATACCTTGACCACCGCCGCAATGAGGAATTTAACTGATGACTATTGAAGGACGCCCTGACATTCAAGTTCCCAATGACTATTGGCAGAAAGAGTATGAAACACAGCGCAAAGATCGTATGCAAGATTGCATCGATGATTACCTCCAAGATGATAAAGTATCAAGCAGACGAGCATATGAAGAGATGCTATCTTGCATCCAAGATGTGATAGATTATCACAGAAAAAGCATGGAGAAAGCAACTGTGCTAAAATCTTTGATGATGGGTCATCGTGAGGTTGACTTTGCTGATGAACTTGCTGAGAAATGGCAGTATGATAAACTACCTGAGCGTTTCTAATGAATGAGAAAGAGCGTTTGCTGTTGGCATTGCAGCAAATAAATAATATCACCTCACTGCTGCAGGACAACAAGTATAAAAACTACTTGTACAGCAATCTTATCACTATTGAGGTAGAATTACAACGACAACTCACTAATTTAACATATCATGAGCGAAGAAGATTTCAAGAAAGCAATGGAAAATGTTCTGAGAATGCAGAACAACAATGACGCAAACTTTCAGATCCTGCAAGCACAAATTGATCGACTACAGCAGCAAATTGCTGATCTTGTAGAATTAAAAGATGTTTTCCGTCTTCCAAATAAAATCAACTAGTTTGACTGATGAAGTTTGAGCATGGTATGATGGTCCAGTATCACCACACCGAAGGGTGGGTGAACTTCATTTGTGATGACTATATCACAATCTGTTTTATTGATCGACCAGACAAGCACAAGCGTAATGGTCGATACCAAGCAAACCTTTTAGTTTTTCGTGAGTATTGGAATGAAGTATGCAGTTGTGTGGATGAAGAACAAGAAGAAGGGTCAAGCGAAACAACAAGCTATTTTCTACAATCTAGAGGATGCGATTATGTGGGAGCAGCATGTTAACATGACTGAACATGCTAAAACTGAACTGCATCCGATTTGGGGTGACAGTTGAGAAACTGGTTGGGGCGCTTGACACCGCCCCTTTTTTATGTCATACTATATGAGTAGTCAAGACCACAGCATGTCTTATCTTGAAGAGAACCTTCTGCCTCTCATCTTGGGTATTAAAACGCCCAAGACTGATAGTTATATTATGATCGCTGCTGGTCTTGGCGACAACACCAGTCAAAGCAGTGTGCTGATCCAAGTTGGTAACAAACTTGAGATCTTCTGGAACAATGTGATCAGCGCCTGCACCACTAATCTTATCGAAGAGAATAACAAGATCAAGGTCAATGGCAAGAACCGCCAACTTGATCACCTGTTTGGTGATGACTTGATCTATTATCTTGAGAGCAAGTGTAACCTCAACTTTGATACTGAAAAGAAACCTGCTAGCAACGACAAGATTGAGGCAGTGTGTGCTGCTGTCAATGAGAAGTATGATCGTTGTGTGTTCTCTGGTTACTTCGTGCCTTGTATCCGTGAGATCCCTGCTGATGTGAAGAAGAAATACCCCAATGTCAACATTTATGGTGTAGAATGGATGCTGGACACTCTCAAATGTGATCTGTTCACTGCTGATGAGTTTTTCGCCTTCTTTGAGGAGGTTGTCGGTCCTATTCTTGAGGAAAAGATCTATGCTTAAACCGCTGGTCAAATACCAGGGTGGTAAGTCTCGTGAACTGAAGACTATCACCAAGATGATGCCCAAAGAGTTCAATCGTGTGGTTGAACCATTCTGTGGTGGTGCTGCTGTGTCATTCCACATTGGCAAACCTGCTGTGTTGTGTGATACTAACTGGGAGATTATCAATCTCTATCGTAGTATTGTAGACAACCAAGGTTTGCGTCGTTTGACTATGCGAGCAGACGAATTGCGTAAGATGGACCACGATCAATTAGAGGAAGTATTCTATGCTTCTCGTGGTGACATCAATCAACCATTTGATGAGGATAGAGAAACACGATGGGGACGCGCTCTGGCATACATTACTGTGCGTCAGTTGTGCTTCTCTGGCATGGAAAGATACAATGCTAATGGCGAGTTCAATGTGCCATTCGGTCACTATAAGAAGTTTGCCTGCAATCTGACGTATGAAAACTCTGGTCAATACTGGGACATGCTCAGACAATCTACCATCCTACATGGTGACTTTGAGTTAGCACTTGATCGTGCGGAAGCAGATGACTTTGTATTCATTGATCCTCCGTATCTTGAGCGTCTGGGATATCATAGTGGTGATGGTGGTGATGATGTTCACTCTCGTCTTGCGGAAAAACTAAAGAATGCTCCGTATAAGTGGATGATTGTCCACTCTGACCATGAGTTTTACCGCGAAGCATACAAGGATTTCCACATTATGACTAAGGATTTCCAGTATGCTCAGCGATTTGGTAAGGACAAGGATCATTCTAGTGCCAAAGTCCAGCACCTATACATCACAAACTATCCAGTTGATGAACTGGCACACCCTACCGTCACGGCGCACCTGGACGCTGTATGATTACAAGGTAATCGAGAGACACCCATGCAACTCCTGACCTCCGCCACTCAGACCGACTTCTACCCTGTTGCTGGTGGCAAGCGTTTCGTCAAGCGTGTGATCTGGCATCCTGGTGCTGCGAGCGAGATGATTTCCTTCAGCACTGTTGTCAAGACCGATGCTCTCTATTCTATCCGTAACCTGATCGCCAACGGTGCTGAGGTCACTGACTTCAACACTGAAGCATACCAAGGTTCTGACTACACTCCTGCCGCCTGCTGAGAGGCGTCTAGGAGCGCCTGTAATGCCCCTCTGACCCCTGTGACCTATGAAGACTGCTGAAGTCCCCCTGACTGCCCCTGAACTGAAGTTCCTGATCGACCTCCTGTGGGGTGCTCCCATCGCCACTGTGCGTGAGACAGCATCGCGCCATGGTCTGTCCGATACCGAGGTTGAAGGACACTTGGTGAAGTGTCTGGGATACCTTGCCTGTGAGATGGATTGACCCTATACTACTAAGGTAATCAAGGAAACGACCCATGATCACTGACACCACACAAGACCTGCAACTGCGTCGCACTATTCTCAAGTCTATTGAAGAGATGGACATTGAGATGCTCAAGCGTATCGCTTATGAGTGTCGCTGTGAAGAGATGGGTCTCTTCCCTGACAACACTTACCTGAACTTCTGATGAAAACCTACGCTTTCTGGATCATTCTTGCTTTTGCTGGTATTACATCCTACAATGTATTTCTAGCACAACGAGATCTCAAAATGTTTGAGGCATACGATCAAGCGTGTGCTGCTCTACCTCAACCTCATCCTGATTGTCGCTACGCTAAATGATTACCAAAGAAGATCGAGAGTTTGTTGACTTTCTCTTCGGCAAACTCCTCAAGCATGTTGACACTGACATGCTAGATTTGCAGGATGATGATACCTGCTGTGACCACATTAACTTTCAACAACTTACCCTTTTTTGAACCATGAATGAAGTTATGCTCGACCGCTGGCTCCTGGATCAACTCGATGAAGAATACGATGTGACCGAGATCGAACGCGATATGCCAGT